TGTTCTAACACCCGAGGATTGTTCTGCATTTACACGATTTTCACTGCTATCAGAATATAAAGCTCTTGAGGTATCAGTGCCTTCTCGGATTGCTTTTGCTTCATTGGAAGGTATTCTTTCAAGAATATTAAAAACCATAGAATGGGGTTGTATGTCAGTATCAATATCCTGGGGGTATTTGTATGTTTTGAAACTCTTACGGTTTCTTTCAGCTTCAATACGTTCTTCAACATTAAGATCGCCTTTGCCTTGAGCAGGCTTTTTTGTAACAGTATTAGCTTTACTTGCCGCTTCATTACTTGCGGTAACACCATCCTTACCCTGACTAATTTCATCGGGTGCCTGGTTGTTTGAGACATCTGAGCCTGAGGTGGACATGAATAAATACCTTTATTGTGTTATTTTAGACTATTTATATGACTTATACAAAAAATTTACATCAAGGACGTTTTATTCCTCGTAATCCTAAAAAATATCGAGGCGACCCTACTAACATTATTTATCGCTCTAGTTATGAGCTAAAATTTATGAATTGGTGCGATTTGAATGAAGGAATTGTAGAGTGGGGTTCCGAGGAAATCGCAATACCTTATAGATCTCCCCTTGATAATAAAATACATAGATACTTTCCTGACTTTTATATAAAGGTAGGAAATAAAAAGTATTTGATTGAAATTAAGCCTGAAAGATTTACAAAAGAACCAACTATACCTAAAAGAAAAACAAAAAGATTTATTAATGAAGTAAAACAATGGGGTGTTAACTTAGCAAAGTGGGAAAGCGCAAAGGAATTTTGTATTGACCAGGGCTGGGAGTTTAAAATAATTACAGAGAAAGAACTCGGCATCTCTTATAAATAGTCGTATGGCTAATCCTTTTGAACAGATAAGATTAAACGCAGGCGATACAAGACGCTCTGTTAATTGGTATCAGGATCAAATTAGAAAACTTGCGGGCGGCATTAATGCACCAGGGCAAGTATTTGCATCTGACCTTGGTGAAACAACAGGGCGACCCGAAGTAGGTAGCATGTATATGTTTGTATATGACCCTAAGACAAAAGCAAAGTTGCCTTACTATGACAGATTTCCCCTTGTATTGCCCTATGACAATGCCACAGGTGGGTTCTACGGGCTCAACTTGCATTACTTGCCTTATATGTTAAGGGCAAGACTACTAGGTGCGTTGATTGAAACAAAGGACTCAAGAACAATTGGTCCGGATACACAAATGAGATATAACTGGAATATTTTGCAAAGTGCATCACGGTTTCCAGGGGTTCAGCCTACAGTGAAACGTTATTTGTTTAACCATATAAGATCAAGAATTTTAAAAGTCAATCCCGAAAATTGGCAGACAGCTATTATGTTGCCTGTTGAGAAATTTGAAGGTGCAGGCAAACAAACAGTATTTAACGATTCAATGGCGGCAATCTAATGGCAAAAGACGCAAACTTTAAATTTAATGACTTCCTAGCAAAGGTAAGAAAAGAAGATCTATCAAGAGCAGCTAGGTTTGAAATTGAAGTTCAAGGCCCATCATCATTGTATAGTGGTGACCACGTTTCAATACTGTGTGAGGAAGCCGCTGTTCCTGGATTAATTATTCCTTATACTCCAGTAAAAATTGGTAACTGGACTGAATCCAGAGCTCAGGGTATAGAATATTTTGGTGACAACGCTACGTTTACTTTCTATTGTGACCAAAATTGGGATGTCCGAGCATACTTTGAAGATTGGATGGGAAGAGCGGCAGTGAATCCATTATCTAAAGAAGTGGGATTCTACAATGATTATGTTGGACGTGTTACAATTTATACATTGGATAGAGGCGACAGAAGAACAGGCGAATGGACACTTGTTGATTCGTTTCCTCGTTCAATTAGCTTAACACCTCTATCGGCAAGTAATGAAGGTATTAACCGTGTCAGTATTTCAATGACTTATAAGTATTGGAAGTCTGACGGGATGCCGGTTGATAGTCGATATAAGGGACTCAAACGTTTCCTCAACTTCAAAGATCTGAGTCTTAAGGAAATTATTAAAAGAAGTTTATAATTAGGAGTGAAATATTATGCTACCCCAAGTGGATGTGCCTCTGATTGAAATTGAAATGCCATCGACAAAAGATGTTTTTGATTTCAGACCCTTTCTTGTAAAAGAAGAAAAAATGCTTGTAATGGCAAGCGAAACTAATGATATTGACGATATGATGAAAGCTACTCAGCAAATCGTAACAAATTGTTCTTTTGGCAAAGTTGATGGTGAAAAACTAGCTTTGTTTGAATTGCAACATGTATTTCTAAAACTAAGATCCGCATCAATCTCAAACTTTGTAGATATGAATATGGTATGTGGGGACTGTGGAACCAAATATAATCATCAATTAGATTTGGAAAGTTTAGAAATTACATATGACGAAAAGCATGTCAATCCAATCAAGTTATCCAAAAGTCTAGCTGTGGAAATGAAATATCCAGATGCGAAAGAAATGTCCAAACTATTGGAAGGTGATGATAATGAATCTGTATATCTTCTTGTAGCAAAAAGCATACAAACAATTTACAATGATGATGAAATTATTGATTGTTCTGAAATGTCGGAAACTGAAATGTATCAATGGGTTGAAAATTTACCTGCAATTGATTTTGAAAAATTTAGAACATTTTTTGAAACAATGCCGGCGTTAGAACATTTGATTGAATTTACATGTGCAGATTGTGGAAAGGAAAATTATCTTAATTTGAATGGTTATGTAAATTTTTTCGTATAAACCTCTCCCATGAATCGTTAGAAAACTTTTTTAAAACCAATTTTTTATTGATGCAGGAACATAAATACTCATTAACAGAAATTGAAAATTGGTTGCCTTGGGAGAGGACAGTTTATATTTCAATGCTAATAGAACATCTTAAGAAAAAAGCCGAAAAGAATAAAAATGGATAGAGCAGTTAGTTTAACAAAAAGATTTTTAGGTGTAGATGACAGTGTAAAAGGCTTTGGCTCTGTTGCAATGCAGGCATTGCGTCCTTCAACTCTTTTCGGCACGGGCACTTCTGTAGGTTCAGCAAAAGCATCAATGCCTGGTGCAACTCCGACAACTACACCAGCGGCAGGTAACGTTACAATACCTGAAGATCCGACCGAAAGTTTAATCGCGGATGAGATAGCATCTCTCAATCAAAATCTCGAACAAAATATTAGAGCTCTTGACAATACCCTTGAAGCCAATGTTAGAGAGATGTCTAGAAATGTTGGCGCAATACAAAGATCAATTGCTGACCAAGCAAATGATATGGATCTAAACCCTGATAGCCCAACAAAACGTCAAATAGATGATTTAATTAAGGAACAGGAAGCCACAACAAGAGCCATATTGAATATGGGTGGTATGGGAGGTATGATGGGAGTCCCTACAGGAAGGCTGCCTGGGTTTGGGGGTAACCCCAAAGGCACACCGAAAGGCACACCAAAAGGCCAGCCTAAAGGAACACCTCTACCTCCAGGTCAACAGACCGCCGGACCTAAAACAAAAGCAAAATTACCACCTGGCACCAAGTTAAATTCTGCCGGTAGACTGATAGATTCTAACACGGGTAAGTTTGTATCCTCCGACCAGGCACAAAAAAGAACACAACAAAAGATAAAACAAAATGTTCAGAAAAGAGTTGGTTTAAAAATAGCAGGCAAACTTGCAACTAGAGGTGCATTGGCAGCAACAGGTGTAGGTGCTATTGTGGGTGGGGGTTTGTTAGCGTATGATGTAGGTGAGGCCATTTTTAGTAAGGGTGCAAGAGCAGAATATACAATGGCTAACCCTACCGCCACTGAAGATGAAAAAATGGAAGCATTCAACTATCTTGTAAAAGAGGATCCTTCAAGATTGGGAATTGAAGGACTCGAGGATGTAAGTGCTGAACAAAGAATGAATTTTCTATCTGCACAAGATTCTAACCCAGAACTAACCGTTGAAGATTTTAATACACAATTAATGGAAGAACAGGGCGGACCAACAGACAAACAAATCGCAGACCTACAGTCAAAAATTTATGACAATACAAAAGGCGGGCTCTTCAACAATCCTAAAAATGATCTAGAAGAAGCAAATCAAATGATTAAACAGGCAGGTTTGGAAGGACAAGTCACTGCAATAGAAACAAATGACGGTATTGAACTTGAACGTGTTACAGGCGATTCAAACCCCCCTGCTTCAGGTCAACAGGCCCCGATTGTAGTTAATGCACCACAACAAGGGGCTACACAGTCACAGGGTGACATTATTGTAACACTTCCTAAGACAGTATTATCCAATAATGTTTCTGCAAAGAAGTTTATTGCAAGTAGATTACCCTAATTTTTTCTCTTTATATTCTTCTACAAACTTGTGCGATTCATCCACACCCAGTGTAATATCGCCATGTTCCCTATAAGATTTGTGAAGGTCCTCATAGGACATACCTGCATTTTGAAAAGTATGAAAATACCAAATGTGTGGAAACTGGTCATACCACAAATCTTTATTGGATTCATATTTAGCAAATATTTTATGTGCTTCCCAAATGTCCATAGTATCATGTTCCCAAATTGTAAATGTGGGGTGCGACAAACGACTCCAAATTAAATCTCGAACTCTCGGTTCTAGATTTTCACCTAATCCTTCTTTGGAAGCACCAAGTTTTTCCATTGTTGTTTCTCTAAATAGTCCAGACTCTTGCCAAGTTTCTTCAAACTCAGAATATGTATTTCTTAAATTGGAGTCTGTAATTTTGTGATGGATCTGCAAAGGGTAAATATTCATTGAAGGGTGTTTAATATTATCAAACATCCACTTTATACCAGCATTGAATGTTTCTTCAGTTTCGTGCGGCAAACCTATAATATAACTAAATGTTGTTCTAAATTTACCAAGGGTTTTCAAAAAATAATCCTGTGCTTCAAGGATACCCTCTTTTAATTTTTCGGGATTCATACCCTTACCAATAGATTTGGCAGAAGCATGATTAAAGGATTCAATGCCATAGAAATGACCCCACAATCCCATTTTTGCCATGTGTTCCCAGTCTTGTGGGCGTGCCGCAACAAGATCTGCCCTCACATAGCCCTGTATGTTAGTCTCAAAGGGCAGTTTATCAATAACATTGCCCGCGGCTTCTAATACTGTATGCTCTGCGTTTGTTGTTTCATCGGCACAACTATAATCAGTAACACCCCAGTATTCATAATTGCGTAGAAGTTCATCATATAAATTATCCATACATCTCGAAGTCTTGCCTTTGTATCCGATAATGTTGAAGTAACAGAATTTACATTTAAATTTACATCCACGAGTAAGTTCGAGTGTTAAGTTTTCACCTGGTTGTATATAGTCTCGATTCTCATACTTAACCTGCAAATCATCCATTGGATATGAGGGGTGAGAATTATCACAGTTTACAAACTGATATTGTTTTCCCATCATTTCAAATTTTTCAATTACAACACTGCTAGGTTTTCCTGTAAGTTTTTTAAGTAGTTCAATAATTGCATGTTCGGCATAACCTGCGAGGTGAAAATCTGCAGGAAGCATATGACTTGTCATCAACATTTTACCACCAGCAATTGTAGCAACATTAGGATATGTTTTCTTTAGCCAGTGCATAAAATCAATAATATCCTGCTCCTTAGATAGCAGACTGAATACAGTGCTAACACCAATAAACACTGTATCTTTTCTTATTCGTTGTTTATAAAATTCTTTTAGTTCGTCAACCGACCATGCAGGCATAAAGTCCAGGACTTCAATATCCCAACCATGTTCCCTAAGATAGGAAGCAATTCTATGAGCGCCAGACGCTCTTTTTACAGAGATATGATTGACCGCCTCATGTATTGGCGTTTCAATCCATCCTCCCATAATAATGCCGTGCATAATTTACCTATAAAAAAGGGGGCAACATATATATGCCGCCCCCTTTCGCTTCCCAAGCTATAGTTTAGTCTTCTTCAGCCAATTTGGCAAAGTAGCTCAGTGTATCTTCATCATCATCCGAATCAACATTAGATGTAACTGAAACTGTATCAGATGTAGCTGCTGTAACAGCGACCAAATCCTCAACATCATCAGTTCCTGTCTGTGCAGAAATTGTTTCTGCTGTTGTAACTTTAGCACCACCTGAAAGAACTTGGTTAAGTTTAGCTTTCAATTCATCATATGTTTTAAAGTTTTTAGGATCGACAATATCAGCAAGTGAGTGTTGTTTACTCCAAATTGCTTCAATCTCTTCATCAGATTCTGCAACAGGAGTAGGTGAAGATTCAAACTCAGACTTGTCATAGTTACGATAGCCATCTACCTGACGAGCTTTCAGTTTAAAGTTTACACCTTCCCAGAAGTCAAAAGGATTTACTGGTGTTTCATCCTCAAACTCTGGTTGCATAACATCCTTAATTTTGTCAAAGATTTTCTTACCAAACTTGTAGAGGAAAACTTGACCTTCATTAGCCGGATTAGCAGGATCCTTGACAACAAGAACATTTGCATAGTAAGACAAACGGCGTTTTTGCTTACGAGCAATTTCTTTGTTTGCCTCTGTGCCACTATTCCAGAGTTCACTGTTAAGTTCTGAAACAGGGTCTGGCTGACTAAGGGTAGTAAGTGAGTTTTCAATATACCACTTACCTGTTGGACCCTGAAAGCCATGGTTCCAAAGACGAACCCACGGAAGTTCTTCACCTTTAGGCGGTGCCAAGAAGCGAAGAACAGCATAACCATTACCAGCAGAATCTACTTGTAGCTTCCACTCATTACCGTCATCTTTGTTATAATTTTGTTGGGGGGAATCAATTTTTTCGACTTCTTTCATCAAATTATCGAAAGAGCCTCTTGCCTTACGCAAGTCAGAAAGTGAATTAAACGACATATTTTTTCTCCGTATAAGCGTTGTATTTCAGTGTATGTTGTCCTGTATAAGCGGACATATTATTTATAAAAGTTTTCACTTACATGCCTCATTTTATCTGTAATTTGGACAAACGGACGATACTTCTTAATTAACATCGAAACATCCTCTAAGAATATATCATCAGAATCCATAGTAACATAATTATGAATTTTGTCAAGCACAACTAACGTTTCTATAGAAATGAGATGACCAAAATATAACCTATAGACTAAAGGATGATATCCATCCTCGGATGAAAAAGGATCTGCAATATTTTCCTTTTCCATCTCCAATTCAATCTTGGCAATATCCTGCTCAAAAATGTAATCCAGTTTTAGTTTACGGGATTTCCATGCTTCATATGTTTCCTTTGCATTGGCATCAAAGACGCCTCCCCACTTGTTGCCGGAAACAAAATTAGCAACAAGCAAGTCTATAATCTCACGGCGTTTATAATCGCGAGCAAGTTTACGCATAGCAGTCAAATCCCTACGTTTAAGGAAGGCATTTTGGCTTGCCCTAACTGCACCTTTTGTTTTTGTTATATTGTAATCTTTTTTAGTAAAGTGTAATTTAAGAGCGAGGTATAGTCGATATACTTCAAACGGTTCCATTAGAACGGCAACTTACTAGTTTTCTCTTTTAATAGATTTAGTGATTCTGCTTCTTCTTTAATTTTTTCTTTCAGCGAAGATGTGAGAAGTTTTTTAACAGATTCAATTTCAATTTCTTCTTTTAGACAGAAGTCAACAAGAACATCAATATATCCGGTTCTTGTTTTTTTCGATTTCTTTTCAATATATTGTGAAAATTCAGTCGATGTATGAAAACGTTTAGTAATCAAAAATACATCCGAAACTTTTTTTACATCTGTAGTAAGATCATTATCAACAATTAGTTTAGGCATTGTGGTTCCTATGTGTCCAGTCTTTAATATATTTAATAACGTTATATGTGGGTGTAATATAAGGGTCCTTACAAATTGTATGTTGCGCTTCTCCGGGTTTATCAAATTCATAAACTACTGGATGATTGAAGGCCTCAGCAACTTGATTAATTGTATAACTTTGGCTTGCTCCTAAGTGAATTTGTCTGCGTCTTTTTTCATCAAACAGGGATTTGAAAATACCCTCTACTACATCCTTAACATGTGTGAAGTCTCGGGACTTATGACCGGTGCCAAATATTTTCAAACTTTCACCTGACAAATATGCTTTCTTAAATGCACGAATAACTGTGCTATGTTCACCATAGTCCGCTTCACGGGGACCATAGACATTATAAAAATACATTAGACGATAATCAAGACCCCAATGTCTTTGGTAAAGATGCATAACTTCCTCAGCCATTGCCTTACCTAAAGCATATGGATTATCGTCAGCCTGTCCAAATATTCTACTAGAGGATTGAGCAAAATGCAAGGGACAATTCAACCGTTTTGCCCATTCACAAACATGTGTTGTGGGTCCAACATTATTCAAAATTGCATCAACAGGTTGTTCAAATGCTAAACGAATACGAGGAGTATTTGCAAGGTGAATAATACCATCAGCCTGATAAATGCTATCAGTAATATCTACATCACATACATCTTTGTGGATATATGCAACATATGGAGAATCGACAATCTTAAACTTGCCGTTTCGCATATCATCAATAACAGTAACCGCACATTCTGCGGCAACTAAACGTTCAACTAGGTGACTTCCTATGAAGCCACATCCACCTGTAACAATATAATGTAACATTACTTAATTGGCCTGTAGAAAATGTGAGCGTCGATGCGAGCAGTTACTTTCATCTTTGATGCCCAGTGTGGGTTTACATAATCAGCATGATAGTAAAGTGCGCCATCTGTAATATCTAGGTTGTTGCGATAAGTCATCTTAGCGACTTTATAAATTTGCATATATTTTTTCATGTTATTGATTTTATCAGATTTACCATCGCAATACCATGAGAACTGACAACGGTTTTTGTAAGGATACAGTTTACCATCATTCTGGCTTCTGTAGTGAGGGCTCTCGTAAACTACCTCGCAGATTGTATTAGGAAATGCTTCTGACTTGACACGATTCATAGTTACATCAGCAACGGCAATCCAACCAGCTGTTGATTCATTACGCGCTTCGTGATAGATGTTTTGTGTAAGACACGCGATTTGTGGGTCTTGAATAGTTTGAATACCTTTTTCGTTAGGAATAGTAGGATTGCTAGAAATAGAAACTAGAATCGCCATCATTGAGTCAAGAAATTTCATAATATACCTTTCATATAAAAAAGTGATGTGGTGGGATTCGGTTATACCCACAAGAGGCTAGGTAATACCTTGAATCTATAATTCGCCTCAACTTCCCTGTTGCTACCACGCTGGTCGGTTAAAACCCAGAGAATACCTTATGCCGTTACCTCAACATTATTCAGTCACACATCGTGCTATGCCCAATAGCTACATCTGATTCGATGATGCTGTTTGAAGGCACAACTCCCGCCGTCACGGGAATTCGAATTTCAAATAGTGTTCTCAGTAGCAGCGTTTCCTTAGCTCAAGGGGTCGGAAACCATCCGAAATGTCCTGAGAATGAACCTCCGTGCCAAGTTCACCATCCTCAAGAGCGGGTCTATTGACAGGCGACACCCGCTCAAAATGCTCTTTATGCCACATTCGTTGGAGGATTCTGTTGCCAAGCTCCTCCGGGCTCCGTAAATGACTAAGCTGCCATTTTCATGTCTGCGAAATTATCGTTTGCAGTTACGAGTTTGTTGCGCTTATGGTGGCTTCCGCACCAGTTCTCCACTTACCTATTCAGCACCAGTCGATCCCATTTCACCCCCGTCATAAACACTCAACTTCCGTTCAAGCTCCTCAAC